ATTTAATATAATTCAAACCCAAAAAAACAAACACTTAGTAAAAAGGTAAAAGCAAATGTTCCATTCTGAGCATCTGCAGGAAAAGTGGGCACCTCTCCTCAACTATGAGGGTCTTGATCCAATCAAAGATTCCCATCGTAGAGCGGTAACCGCAGTCCTGCTAGAAAACCAAGAAAAATTCTTAAGAGAAGAAAGCGCCTTCCAATCAGGCGGCATTTCAAACCTCATGGAATCACCAACCAACAGCGGTAATGCTGCTGGTGCTGGCGGTGGTTTTGGTGGTGGTGCTGGTCTTGCTGCAGGTCCTACTGCAGGTTTTGATCCAGTTCTAATCTCACTTATCCGTCGTTCAATGCCTAACCTGGTCGCTTATGACCTGGCTGGCGTTCAACCAATGAGTGGTCCTACTGGACTCATCTTCGCGATGCGTTCGCAGTACTACAAAGAAGGCGCAAGATCAGAATCGTTCTATAACGAAGCTGATTCCGCATTCTCTGGTCAAGACTATGGTTTCGATGAAACCGCTGGAATGACCGAAGTTGGAGTAGGTATGGGTACTACTACCCAGTCGGGTAGCAACCCAGGCGTACTCAACCCAGTTGGAACCGCTACCTCAACGGCCTACAATGTAGGTCAGGGAATGGTAACTGGTGATGCAGAGAACCTTGATGGTACTGCAAATGATGCCTTCAACCAGATGGCATTCTCGATCGAGAAAGTCACCGTTACTGCGAAGTCACGCGCTCTGAAGGCTGAGTACTCGCTAGAACTCGCTCAAGACCTCAAGGCAATCCATGGTCTGAATGCTGAAGCGGAACTTGCAAACATTCTCTCAACTGAGATTCTTGCAGAAATCAACCGCGAAGTTATCAGAACCATCTATAAGGTTGCTGAACAGGGTGCTGTACAAAACGTTGCAACCCCAGGTATCTTTGACCTTGACATTGACTCCAATGGTCGTTGGTCAGTTGAGAAGTTCAAGGGTCTTCTTTTCCAAATCGAGCGTGATGCTAACGCAATCGCACAAAGAACTCGTCGTGGAAAGGGCAACATCATCATGTGCTCTGCTGACGTTGCTTCAGCACTGACCATGGCTGGTGTTCTCGATTATACCCCTGCACTAAACGCTAATCTATCCGTTGATGATACCGGCAATACTTTTGCTGGTACTCTGATGGGCAAATTCCGCGTCTACATTGACCCATATGCTGCTAACCTGACTTCCGCTAACGGAACTCCTGGTAACCAGTACTATGTTGTTGGTTATAAGGGTTCTTCACCTTATGACGCTGGACTCTTCTATTGTCCTTATGTTCCTCTCCAAATGGTTCGTGCCGTTGGTGAGAACTCCTTCCAGCCCAAGATTGGCTTTAAGACCCGTTATGGTCTTGTTGCTAACCCATTCGCAGAAGGAACCAATCAGGGTCTCGGTCGTCTTCAGACCAACCAGAACCGCTACTACAGACGTGTTGCTGTTAAGAACCTCATGTGATCTAATCACAAAAGGTTTCTGGGGACCCCAAAAGGGTCCCTTTTTTTATCTAAATATTTAAAAAAATGGCAACAAACGCATATAAAAATCAAATTAAAAATAGAAACTTTTTATCCCCAACCGGATTTAAGTTTATTTTGAATAGAGCACCAGAGGTTGCGTTTTTTTCTAACTCGGCAAATATACCAGGAATAACACTTGGTATAGCAAATCAGAGCAACTACCTAAGGGACATCCCCCAACCAGGAGAGAAGTTAGATTTTGATGACTTCAATCTAAGATTTTTGGTAGATGAAGATTTAGCAAACTATAATGAAGTTTCGAAATGGATGAGAGGACTTGGATTTCCAGAAAGTTTAAATGAAATCTATAACTTACAGAAAGATAATCCAAATTTAAATCAACCAAATAAAACTCAACTTAATTTATATTCTGATGGAACTTTAACTGTCTATAATAGCAACTTTAAACCAAACTTTAAGATTAAGTTTAGAGACATGTTTCCATACAGTTTGACAACTCTGGAGTTTGATGCAACGAATGCGGATATCCAGTACTTTACTGCAGAGGTCAATTTCAAGTATACTATGTTTAATATCACAGATTTGGACGGCAATCCTTTATGAGTTTTGATTTAGATATGATTCAGAAAATGTGGGAACAAGATTCCAAAATTGATATGGATAATCTTCATACGGAGTCTACAAATATTCCTGTCCTTCATGCAAAGTATTTTGATCTTTATAATACAATTTTCCTATTGAGAAAAAAAGCTGAGCAACAAAAGAGAAATATCAGACACGAAAGATATGAATACTATTCTGGAAAATCAGATCCAGAAGTATATGTAGAGAATCCTTTTCCAAAAAAGATTCGTGATAAAGACACAATGCAAAAATATCTTGATGCTGATGAGAAACTTTCAACAGTTTGTCTTAAGATAGATTACTACGACACGATGCTTACTTATATTGAGAGTATCTTAAAAATGATTCAGAACAGAACATATCAAATCAAAAATGCTATAGAGTTTATGAGATTTAACGCTGGTCTGGGGTAAATAAATACTCATAGCAAGTATGATGTTATGAGTGATGTAGTTATTGAAAAGAAGAATGAGGTTTACGTTAAGTTACATTGTGAACCTCATATTTTATATGAACTTCAACCGTATTTTACATTTGAAGTTGAATCTGCAAAGTTTATGTCCCAGTATAGAAGCAGACATTGGGACGGCAAGATTCGACTACTAAGTACTCATACTGGGGAGATTTATGCTGGTTTGTTGGATAAAGTTATCGACAAACTGACTCTCCACAATTACAAGTATGAGTTCAAAGAAAATAAATTTTATGGTATGCCTTTTGAAGTCAATGAAGGCGTATCATTTGAGGGTGTCAAAGATTATATGCAATCTATTTGCACTCATAGTCCACGTCAGTATCAGTTAGAGGGAGTATACGACGCTCTAAGACATAATAGAAAATTATTGATATCACCCACAGCCTCAGGTAAATCCTTAATGATTTACTCCCTTGTAAGGTATTACGTAGATAAAGGACAAAAAATCCTTCTAGTTGTTCCAACGACATCTCTTGTAGAGCAGATGTACAAGGATTTCCAAGACTATGGTTGGGATGCTGAGTCATATTGCCACCGTATCTATTCAGGTAGAGAGAAAACAAACGAACATCCAGTAACGATTACAACTTGGCAATCTGTATATAAACTTGAACGTTCATTTTTTGAGGATTATGGAGTAGTTATAGGAGATGAAGCTCACCTATTTAAGAGCAAATCTCTTGTTGATATTATGTCCAAACTTCATCATGCTAAGTATCGTTTTGGATTTACTGGAACTTTAGATGGCACTCAAACTCACAAATGGGTTTTGGAAGGATTGTTTGGACCATCATACAAGGTTACCAGAACTTATGAGTTAATGGAGCAAGGACATATTTCCCAGTTAGATATTCGTTGTCTTGTTCTTAAGCACAAACCTCAAAAGTTCGAAACTTATGAAGATGAGATTCAATATTTAATTTCTCAGGAACAAAGAAATAAATTTATAACAAATCTTGCTTTAGATTTAAAAGGAAACACTCTTGTTCTCTTCTCAAGAGTAGAGGCACATGGAGCAGTTTTATATGAAAAGATAAATAATACCAAGCGAGGTGATCGTAAAGTATTTTTTATTCATGGTGGAGTTGACACTGAAGAAAGGGAATTGGTTAGAGAAATAACAGAAAGGGAAAACAACGCAATCATTGTTGCTTCCTATGGAACTTTTTCTACTGGTATCAATATCAAAAACCTCCATAATGTTATCTTTGCATCACCTAGCAAATCACGCATTAGAAATCTACAATCAATCGGACGAGTTCTTAGGAAAGGAAAAAATAAAGTAAAGGCAGTTCTTTACGATATTTCTGATGATTGTACTTATAACTCAAGAAAAAACTATACTTTAAATCATTTAATTGAAAGAATCAAAATCTATAATGAAGAAAATTTTAATTATGAAATAATCACCGTACAATTAAAGAAATGATAGAAGATGATTTTTATGCCACAGTTAAACTCAAGTCTGGTGAAGAAATCTTTGCCAAAGTAGCAGCTTCTGAGGAAGAAGATAGAACACTTCTGATTATATCAAACCCCATTACCATTAATGAAATTAAAGGTAGAACAGGAGTAGTTGGATATAAACTAGAACCTTGGTTAAAAACAACTAAAGAGGATATGTTTATTATTAACCTAGAAGATGTTCTTACTTTGTCTGAATCTTCTGATATTGAAATGATTATGATGTATCAATCATATGTACGTCAATCTAACAAGAATGGTTCAAATCATTCAAAGATAAACAGAAGAATGGGTTATATTGCTAATGTCAATGATGCTAAAGAGATACTTGAAAAGCTCTTTAAGAATAGCTAAGCCCTACCCTTCAAACCCAACAAAGGTATTCTATCTAGTTTTAAGCACCTTGTCAAGCATTTATATAAGTGGTATAATCTATACATAATAATGATAAAAACTTATGATTACCACAGCAGTCATGACCAAGAGAAAGAGGTCAGAGCATTACGTCAACAATAAAGAGTTTCTTGCTGCACTGATTAAGTATCGTGAAGATAAAGAAATCGCACAGATTCAAGGAAAGCCAAAACCTCCTATCCCTCGCTACATTGGGGAGTGCTTCCTGAAGATTGCCAATCACTTATCATTTAAACCAAACTTTGTCAACTACATGTTCAAAGAGGACATGATTTCTGATGGTATTGAGAATTGTGTTCAATATATTCATAATTTTAATCCAGAGAAGTCGCAAAATCCTTTTGCATACTTTACCCAAATCATTCATTATGCTTTTATTCGTCGTATTACTAAAGAAAAGCGCCAACTAGAAATCAAAAATAAAATTCTTGAGCGTTCTGGATTTTCTGAAGTGTTTAGTGACGACAATACTATTGACGGCGGGAACTATTCCGACTATAATTCTATTAAGGACGGAGTTCACAGTAAACTGCGATATTGAATGAAAGTAGCAATTATTACAGACCAACACTTTGGAGCAAGAAAAAATTCCAAACTCTTTCATGATTATTTTCTAAAGTTTTACAACGATGTATTTTTCCCTACACTCGAAGAGCAAGGGATTACTACAGTTGTGGATATGGGAGATACTTTTGATAGTCGTAAAGGAATCGATTTTTCTGCATTATCTTGGGCTAAAAGTAATTACTATGATCGTCTTCACGAAATGGGAGTGGAGGTTCATACAATTGTAGGAAATCATACTGCTTATTACAAGAATACGAATAATGTAAATGCAGTTGATTTGCTTCTGCGTGAATATGATAACGTAACTGTGTATTCAGAACCAACTGAAGTAATGTTGGGTAAACTTCCTACACTTTTTATACCTTGGATTAATCAAGAAAATGAGGAAAGCACTCTCAAACTTATTCAAAAGACATCTTGCCCGTGCGCGATGGGGCACCTTGAACTCCAAGGATTTAGAGTTAATAAACAAATCGTCATGGAGCATGGTTTGGAGAGCAAACTATTTGGTAAGTTCACCAGGGTCTACTCGGGACACTATCACACTAGATCAAATGATGGGACAGTCTTCTATCTAGGAAATCCTTATGAAATTTATTGGACTGATGTAGGTGATACTCGTGGTTTCTCTATTTTTGATACTGAAACAATAACTCACGAACCAGTGAATAATCCTTATAAAATGTTTTATAATATTTACTATGAGGATACTAATTATCAAACATTTGATACTCGTGAATATGAGAACAAAATTGTAAAAGTAGTTGTTCGCAAAAAAACAGATACTAAATAGTTTGAAATGTTTATTGATAAACTTTATGCTTCTAACAGTGCAG